TCACCCATTAGTTGTTCATAATCACGAGATTTTAATCTCATGTAAACGGGTGTTATTATTTTTTCAGGTAAATCTAAAATGTCTTGTTTAAGTCTTCTTAATACGTGAGATTTTGTACGGTCTCTTAATTCTTCAAGATTTTCTGCACCTTGAACATTCCATACTTTTCTTTTACCAACACTAAATTGGTACCCATTACAATACCTTTTTACATATGCCATCCAATTATAAGCTACAGGACTATCTACAAGATTTAATAAATTGTAGTAGTTAATTGGACGGGAAGTCATTGGCGTACCTGTTAATAACCAAACTTTACCTACTTTTTTACAAACATCATTAGCAATCTTAGTTCTCTGTGCTTGTGCATTTTGAATGTAGTGGGCTTCATCTATAACAACTAAATCAAAACCTTCATTTAATATTGTCGACTCTTCAGGATATTTTGGGTCATGAAAGTTTTTAAGGATGTCATAGTTTATTATCATATAATCAGCACTTTCCCAATTTTTACCTTCGATAATTGAAATAGATTTATCTGTGTAATTTTGAATCTCTCGCATCCAATTAATCTTCAAAGAGGCTGGACATATAATTAAAACTTTATCTGCACCTGTTTCCAATGTTCCAATTACTGTTGATGTTGTCTTACCTAATCCCATGTCATCTGCAAGGATATATTTATCGTTCGCAACCAACTTTTCAATGGCTTCTTTTTGGTGTGATAAAGGTGGACGATGAGAATACTTTTCGTAATCAATTTCAACTTTAGATTCTTTTTTATTGATTATCGCAGCTTTTGGTAACCAAAAATCGTAAAGTTCTTCAGATTCAAATAATTTACCCCATATATGAAATGCTTTGTCTTTTTCGACTAAAAGTTTCTCAATATAGATTTTTTCGGGTTCTTTTGTTAGGAGTTTATCTTCCATCATTCTTTTAGAAAAATAAGAATCCAACGGTACCCATCTCCTCGCTATTTTTGGAACTACATCTTTATAGTTGTTGATATAGTCCGCTTGAGCTCGAGTTATCTTAAAATTTTTTGAATTATGATATTTTTTTTTGATTGCAAGAATATAGTTATTAAAACCTTCGTATTCATCAAGAACACGTTGAGCTTTAACTTCAGGAATCCTTGAAAGTGTTTCTGAGTTTTCTTGCATAATGTAAATAAATTTAAATATAATCAAAAAACAAATATTTATCAATATATGGCACAGAGAAGAGTCCCAATAACACGATTAAATAAGTTTTTTGGCTCCGAAGACTACAATCTCGAAATAGAAATGGGTCGAGAATGGTTGAGTGGAGACATGAACTTTACATTAGTATTGTACAGTGTTGATTCACAACGTACAGTAAAGGATGATGTATATGGTGAGGTAAGTTCTGATGGTGTTCAGTTTTCTGCACCGATAGAATTTAACGCATTGGTTAGAATTGAAGAACCTGCTAATGACTTTATTGGTGGAAGTAAGGTTATTCAAAATGAACCAGGTAATTTGATATTCTCTGTTTATGAAAAAGAATTAGAAACTTTAGAAATTGATATTAAGTTGGGTGATTATATAGGGTATTGGATTTCTCCGAGTGAAATGAAATACTATTCTGTTGTTAATGCCGCTCAACCTAATTATGATAATAAACATACCTATGGTGGATATAGAAGTTTTTACTACTCGTATACTGCAACTCCTGTATCTGAAAATGAATTTAGAGGAATATAATGGCATTACCTAAACAAATTAAAAAATATTTACCCCTCACACCTGAGAAACAATTATTAGAGAGAAGGGAACAACTTTTGGAGTTTATCCAAAAGGATGGGACTTATTTACCTAAGGGTGTTTTACATGCGGATTTGGACAGAGGGATGTTAGATTTTGTTCGTGATGAGTTGGAGTGTGTTGTTGACGGGAAGAAAGTTAGTAACATAGATTTAATCATTACATTACAGAATTGGGCTCAGTTCACACAAACATGGAACACTGAAGATTTGAATGGTAATGTTCAACTTCCTTTTATAACAACGGTTAGACAACCTGAGGTTCCTTTTGGTACGAACCCCTCGTTACAATATACAATTCCAAATAGAAAAGAATTTTTATATGCTCAAGTTCCAACGTGGGACGGAACGAGAAAGGGTATGGATGTTTACAAGATACCTCAACCTATTCCTGTTGATATTACTTATGATGTAAAGATTGTGTGTAATAGAATGAGAGAACTTAATCAGTTTAACAAAATTGTGATGCAGAAGTTTAGTTCTCGTCAGGCATATACTTTTATTAAGGGTCATTATATTCCTATTATAATGAACAGTGTATCAGATAATTCTGTTACTGAGGTTAATAAGAGAAAGTTTTACGTTCAAAATTATAACTTTACGATGTTAGGATTTTTGATGGATGAGGAAGAGTTTCAAATTTCACCAGCCATCACAAGAGCTTTGACATTATTGGAAGTTAGTAATAAAACAGGTTCAAGAAGAGCATCAAAAATACCTGGTCGTCCTGATAACTTTGATTTGGATATTAAATTTACTTCATCACAATCTCAAAAGGTTGAAACTTTTAGATATACTGTTGACCTGTTGGTTACAGGTACTGAGAACATTGATTCATATGATGTTTATATTGACGGTAATTATGTGGGTTCAGATTTGAGTACCATACAAATTACGGATGGTGATTTGGTAACTATTGATATTACTAAAATTACGGGGGGTCAAGAATCAGTCCTTCAGACTACGGCATATTTGAAATAATTATTCTCCGTAGATGTCTTTTTTCTTTTTACATTTTTCGTAAATCATCTTCTCTAAGAACTTATACATCTTCAATCCATTATCCTCACAATAGTTTTTTAAAACTGTGTGGGCTTCTTTCGATATTTTAAGGTTCTTTATTTCACTCATAACATAAGGGTAGAAAAAAGGCAGACAAAAGTCTTCCTAATAATAAATATTGTCTGTATGTAAATGTATTTTGTAATTTTTCCAAATATTTATCTATAAAATAAATCAAAAAGAAATAACAAGTTAAATGGCAACATCAAACAAAGTATTCGTTTCTCCCGGTGTTTACACTTCTGAAAGAGATTTAAGTTTCGTAGCTCAGAGTGTCGGTGTAACAACACTTGGAATCGTTGGGGAAACCCTACAAGGTCCAGCTTTTGAACCTATCTTCATCACTAATTATGATGAATTTTTGTCGTTTTTCGGAGGTACTACACCCGAGAAATTCGTCAACACACAAATACCTAAATATGAGGCGGCGTACATCGCTAAGGCATATTTACAACAATCTAACCAACTTTTCGTTACGAGAGTGTTAGGTCTAAACGGTTATGATGCAGGTCCGTCTTGGTCAATTACTACTGTAGCTAATGTAGACACTTCAACAGTGGCTATCACAGGAACTACAGGTCCTCAAACTCTTGAGTTCTCGGGTAATACAGGTGGAACAATCAACATAACAACAATTCCTGCAAAATTAAGTTCTAAGTTTTCACTTCCTTATACAACATTTAATGGAGGTACATCTTCAATAAATGAAGATTTCCAAGGATATATTCTTCCAAACCTATTGGATACAAATTCTTCAGGTGGTACTGCATATTTCTGGGGTACGGTAAGTGGAAGTACTTTTAATTCAGTTACAGGAACAAATGCAAATTACACAGCATATACAGAAACATTTGGTGTTTCAGGTATTACTGAAGATGTTGCTGACTTTACAAGTCCTAATGATGACCCATGGTACTACGCTTTATTTGATAATAACAGTGGTGCGTATGATGGATTCGGATTTGGTGCAGCATTAAATACTTTAGAAGATTTAGGTAGTGGAGCATTCTCAGGTGAGATGTCAGTTTACTACTCAAACTACTCAGGTACTTCATATACAGATTATGATGATGTAGTTGTTGCGACTCTTCGTTCACGAGGTGTTACAACTGATAGTTCAGGTGGTCCTGTTTACACAGTTACAGGAACAAGTGATGTGACATTAATCACAACAGGAGCATATTCAGGTGTTTCGACTAACCCTAAATCAACATTTAGAGTATCAGGTGTAACAAGTGATGGTGAAAATTTCACATTCAATACATCATTTGATTCTTCGAATACAAACTACATCAGTAAAGTATTTGGTAGAGGTAACTTCTCTAAACCAAGAACTGAGGTTCCATTATTCTTAGAAGAAGTTTTCCAAACAACATTAAACAACTCATATAATAATGGTTATATCAGAGGATTAAATTCTTCATTAACGGCATTACCTGAAGCGAGAGGTTTAGATACAACATCTATTGGTTGGTATTTAAATGAATATCAAACACCTTCAACTCCGTATATCGTTTCTGAATTACGTGGTAATACAGTTTACAGATTATTTAAATTTGTATTAATATCAGACGGTAGTGCGGCTAACAGACAAGTTAAGGTATCTATAGCTAACATGCAGTTTAGTAATGGTACATTTGATATAATTGTACGTGATTTCTTCGATACTGATGAAAATCCATTGGTGATTGAAAAATTCACAAACTGTACATTGAACTCAACTCAAAACTCATATGTAGCACAAAGAGTAGGTACATCAAATGGTGAGTACGAATTAAAGTCTAAGTATATTATGGTTGAAATGGATGAAGACCATCCTGATGATGCACTTCCTTGTGGATTTGAAGGTTACAACTTCAGAGAGTACTCAGGAGTAAAAAATCCATTCCCTGTATATAAAACACAATACTACACACCAGGACAAATTATTTATAACCCACCATTCGGAGCTTCTTCAGGAGCAGACAATGTAGTTAGAAGTGCGGGTGACAGAGTTAGAAAAACTTATTTAGGTTTCTCTTCAAGTGTTGGTATAGATGGTGACTTCTTTGAATACAAAGGTAAACAAGTTCCAACAACTTCTGACGGTAATGGTACCGATTGGTCAGTATTGACTAAAGGTTTCCACATGGATTCAGGAGCAACTGTTGTAACAATTTCAGGTGGAT